ATTTTCTGCAGCTTCTGCAGGTGCTGGTGTTTTTTGGCTTCCCATAAACAGAGAAGCTACGCCACCTAGTAGCAAGGACATACCTATACTACCAACTATCCCGCCTATTGTACCTCCTATGCCTGCCCCTGTTAAGAAACCTAAGCCTGTGCCTGCACCAAAACCACCAGTAGCCCATATTAAGGCAACACCAAGCACTATCTTAAAAACGCCACCAGAACCTGCAATAACAGGAATTATTCTAACTACTTGGGTTTTAGAAAAAGGAATAAATAATTCCTGTTCCTCTATATCTGTAGAGCCTATAAGTATAGAATACCTTGACTCTTCTTTTTCTAACTCTTTTTTAACTTCTGGAAAGTTACATATTAGAGCTTTTATTATTTCTGCTACACTATTAATTTGAAGCTTTACTTCTCTAAGCTCACAGATCTCTGCTAGGTTACCATATAGTCTTACTGTAGTAAGTTCAGTGCTCATTTTCTTGTATACCTTGCAATTGTATGTATATTTTTAAGCCAAAAACCGCTTATGGGTTCCACTCTGGATAGTCTTCCAGTTACATGATGAAGTATTTTTTCATCGCCTAAATAAATAGCTGCGTGGTTGGGTACAGGAGACATTAAGTTAATAAGTAATATATCATGTTTTTCTATGTTTTCTACAGAGGAGAAGCCTGCACTAGCCATACTGTCTAAGTATAGGTTCTTTCCTTCATCCCACCAGCCTTCGGTATTTTCTATTTTTGGTAGTTCTATACCTAGCTCTTTTTTATAGTAAGCCATTATTAAGGAGTAGCAGTCATCCATTCCGTAAACAAAAGGCTTACCAGTATATTCTTTTACATTAAACTCTGATGCCTTAAAAGTCCCCATGTATTTTTCTCCCAAAATCCACCGTATACAGCCTTACAGGATTCCCTATTGGCTACATGATGTAATATTATATTGTTTCCTAGGTATATAGCTCCATGGTTTGGCACTGAAGCCCCTACCTGCATAACTATAATGTCGTGTATTTTTGGTTTCTCAGATGTTATTATACCAAAACCAGCACCCTCTGCCAAGTCTAAATACTTGTTTTCCCCTTTGTCCCACCATTTATCTACTCTATAATAATTAAGGAGCTCTATGTTTAGCTCCCTTTTATAGTAGTCTTTAATTATTGTGTAGCAGTCCAAAACTCCATGAAAAAAGGGTCTGCCCTCATAAGGAAGCTCTACCGCTTCTGGAAGTATAAAGGTTTCAGACCTATTAGGTACAGATACTATAAGCCAAGGTACTTTGCTTAAGTTACAAGAAGCCTTGTCTGCTGCAGAAGGCTTACTGCTTCCCAGTACGTGACTATGGACTATTACTTCTATAGTGCCTAAATCTTCTGCTTTAGCATAGTCGCTTGGACCTATAGCAAAGGTATGTTCCGGATTGTCTGATACATTAGTACAAGGTATAAACTGGGTTTCGCCCTGTACCTTTACCAGTATGCCACAAGACTCTTCAGGGCTGGATTTCTCTGCATGTTTGTATATTTCTTCTAATATATTATCTTTAGGCATCTAAAAGTCCTGCTCCTGGGAACCCTCCAAAAGGTAGTACGCCATTCTCTCCAAACCTAAGACTACATCCTTTTAAGGACTTACTGCAAGAGTCTAAAGCTGGATCCGACGTAAGATTATCTGAGCTGTCTGCTACTGCTCCTCCAGCATAACTACATTCGGAGCTTCTATATGACCAAGGACACATATTCTGTATTATCTGTCTGCGAGGCAGCTTAACACCTTGTACATCCCAGCTAGAGGATAGTTCAAACTCTATAAAGGAAGAGTTTTCAGATACCTTTCTATCTATGTAATAAATATCAGGGTCAAATTCCACATTAGGGTCTGCTATAGGGTTACCTGCTGTAAAATTAACAGCATCTAAGTATTTTAGGAAAGTTCTGCGCCTAGTTATTTTTGCGCCAACCAAGTCATCTAAACTTCTAACTAGAGAACCTATAGTACCTAGTATGTTTGATACTATTAACCTAGGTCTTGGGATTTCTCCATTACTAGAAATATCAAAACCTGAAGCGTCAATAGGGAAAGCTAAGAATGTTACTCCTCCCCATACCACATCAGCTTGTAGCTCGTTAGTCCCAGCATGGAAATAATATACAGTATCTCCTAGCCCTGTCAGGTCTAATTCATATAAAGATACTATAGCACCTGCACTAAGCTGCTGAATGTCTGCTGCTATGGTCATTTAATTATGCCTCGTAAACTCTTTGAAAGTTAACTGAAATTGTTCTTGTTATTGGAGATGTGTATGTTTCTTTCCAGGAAGGAGCTATTACCGATAAAGCAGTACTCTCCCCTGGTGGAGTCCATAGAAAAGCTTCCACACCTTTTTTTGTTATAAAAAAATCTTTAATTGCCAAAGCATCTTCTAATGTTCTATTATTGAAAGATAAATCCCAATTTTTAACATTAGTATTTATACCGTCTGCGGTTCTTTGTGAGTACCCGTCCCCAAACTGAGCAGTTAACACCCTAGGGGCGTTATCTGCTGTAAAGTTTGTTGAGGGTATGTATGTAAACGTTAACATTAGGCTAGTAGCCCTCCTGGGCGTTTCTGGTTCATTATTTCAGACTTAACTGCATTAGAAATCATTTTACCTAATTGTTTGTAGTCTTTATCGTCGCCCTGCGTTTCTGTGCTGGCTGTTCCGCTTTCCACATCTACATTGATTACAATACTTACATCCCCTTTACCGCCTGACATTGAAACTGGAACACTTCTACCATCTGGTAGAGGTATTACGGCTTCATTCATGCTACCTTCCCCAGCGATGCTAGGTTTGGTAGCTATACCACCTTTAGCAAGCTGTGGAAAAGGTAGTTCTGTGGCCCTTGCTACGTCAGAGAGTGCAAAACTCGTTGCGCCAGATGCGCTTGTAATTCCTGCAGTTCCTGTGGACATTCCAGCAATCCCAGTAATTGCAGCACTTACTAAAGTACCTAAAATACCTCCTTTACCTCCGCCCCCACCATCGAACATATTAAATATAGAAGTAAAGACTCTTCCTAGGCTTTCCCATAGTCCACCAAATATACTTTTAATCTTATCCCACGTAGTAAGAAAAGTATCTTTAAGCTTAGTTCCCATGCTAGTGAAAAGATTTTCTGTCTTCTTAACGTTTTCCAAAGGGGCATCTGCTGCAGGTACTTTAGGGCCTAGCCCTGCTATTTCTCTCAGAAGCTCAGTGTGTACCTTTGCTTCTAGTAAAGCCTTTTCTTCGGTAGTAGAAGTATCAATACCTAGAATATCACCAAATAGCTTACGTGTACCTTCTTTTAAATCTTCCTTTAAGAAGCCTTGCAATGTTTCGTGCAATGTTTCTGCGCCCGCAACAAAAGCATCTTTAATAGATTGAATAATAGGAGTATCTCCTGAGAAGCCATCTACTAATTTATCTGTAAAGGCATCACTAGTTTCAGTAAGTGCTGAAACCATTCTATCTGTGTCGTTAGTCATACCACGAGAAAACCTAGTTATCTCTCTACCTATAGCTTCTTTAAATAAACTTATAGCTTCTGCATTTTGTTCCAAAGAACCAAATACAGAGAAAGAAGAAGCATCTTTGCGCGCTTCAAATACTTTTTCTTCAGCTTGATATAGTGCTTCAGCTTGATCAAGTATAGCTAATCTAGCAGCTAAGTTGGCATCTAGGAGCTCATTTTGGGCTTTTATTTCTAAGGTGGTTTGTACTACGGGTGTAATACCTTTGTTTTGCTCTTTCACAGTTTCTTTAGCTAATCTAAGTTGCTTTGTTGCAGCAGTTACTCGGTTCTTAGCTAATAATACTTCAGTACTTTGTTGGATACTTACGGCTGCAAATAAGTCTCTAGTATCACTTAAGGCTTTAGCTCTATTTAAGGTGTTTCTATCGTTTGTTTTATTTATAGCTTCTGCTATACTTAAATCAGCCTTTGTTGCGCTTGATATACCTGTGACTATAGCTAGTTGTCTTTCTAGAATTACTTCGGATTTTTCTCTTTCTTCAGCGACACCTTTTAAAGTTTTCTTCTGTAGACCTAGGTTTTTAAGTAGTAAAGTTTCTGACTTAATTTTAGAAATTAGCCCGGCCTTTTCAGCACTGCCTGCTAGTGCAATATCTCTAAGCTTCACAAGCTCTGCTCTATCACTTCTAGCTATAGATTCTTTTATACTAAGTATCTCTACCTCATTGTCTCTGCGGGCACTTATTAAGGAAGTATTAGCAGAATAAATATCACTCTGAGTTTTTTGTATTTCTAACTCGCTAGTAAGAGCTTCTATTCTTGTTTTATCGGCTAGATCTGAATTAACTTTTTTAGTTAGCCTAACTTGCTCTGCTCTTACTTTACTTAAGGCTACTTCTACATTTAAACCGTCGTCAAGAATACCAAAGTATCTTTGTGCATTAGTACTAAGAGATTCTATAAAAGATTTGGCTGCGGCAGCTCTGTCTAAGCTGTCTGTTCCACTAGTAATATCTTTAACATCTATTTTATCTATTGCTGCTAAACCTATAGATATATCTCTTAAAGGTTTTGAAGCTTTAGATATCCTGCCTGCCTCCAGACCTACCGCAGCTATATTAGAGCCTATCTCCCTAGAAGATTCTTCTATTGCTTTAAAGTTACCTTGTAGTTCTCTTATAGGCTTAGCAGCTTGTTCCATTGATAACTTTAGTTTTGTCACTACTTTAAATCTAGCTTCTAAATTTTCTTTTTCAATTTTAGCTATTTTGGCATTACGAGTATCAAATACCTCCCTAGCTTTAGGATCTCTATCTAGTCGTTGTTGTGAGAAAAAAATCTTTCTCGGTACTTCTTTTACAAGGTCTTCACGAGTTGTACCTTCTAACCCTTTACCTGCCTCTGTTTCAAATAAAGATGTGCCTGTAGTAAGTAGGCTTTGCTTATTTAGTTTAGCTATGCTTTTTAATACTAGGTCTACTTCATCTCCCCAAGTAAGTAGCTTATCTAGCCAAGACATATCATCGAAAGCGTTAGCAGCATCTATCAGTTTATCTGCTGCAGATTCTAAAGTGCTATAGCTATTAACTAAAGCATCTATAAATTTTATCTGTCCAGCTAAAGTGTCTGCCTTACTATCTGTCTTTCTAGCATTTATTACATCTTTTTGGATGCTTTCTTGCTCTTCTAATAGCTTGTTACTTTCTTTTATTGAACTATTAAACTTATCATAAGCAGGTGTTAATGCACCTACGGCAGTAGCTATAGCTTTAAAACCAGACCAAGCTATGCCTATTATCGCAGCCACAGGTAGAAGCTTAGTAAAGGCACCGAACGCCGCTTTCCCTGCAGCAGCTACACTACCCAAACCTACAGCTAGTTTAGAAGTTAAAGTACCACTAGCTAAAACAGAAGTCATATTTGCTCTAAAAGCTGCAAAAGAGGTAGCTGATAAGCCTGCTTGTAGTCCCATAGCTAACTCTTGGCCCATACGTACTGTAGTAGCCCTAAACCTTGCTGCAAATGCTTGTACGTGTACTACGCCTCTTTGAAACCCAGTTTTAGTACCTTCAGCAATAGCCCTAGTAGTGGCAGCTTTAAAAGTCTCTGCATTTTTTAGTATAGCTTGAGCTTGATCTGTGCTTATTTGGTTGCCTCTAAGGTTTACAGTTTTTGCACCCTGTTCTATTGCTTCCTTAGTTTGTTTTCTAAGCTGCACTATATAGGGCTTCATAGTAGTATTCATAGCTTTAGCTAAATCAGCATCATTAGCCCCGCCGGTAATAGCTTTACTTATTGCAGACCTGTTAGTTTTAGATACTTTCTTTATTAAGGAAGGATCATCTGTAAGTGCTTGACGTACTCCTGCTCCTCCTGCATTTCTTGTTTGATAAGCATCACTGCCTTTTAAGCTGTTTTTTAGTTCTAAACCTTTCTTTTTTAAAGCATCTAATCTTGCGGTAGATTCAGTTATCCCTACCGCGAGTTTACTAGTAAATGTATTACCTAATTCTGAAACGGCAGGTATAGCCAATTTAATAAGAGCAGTAGAAATACCTATAATAGCAGCAACTATTAATGATGAATTGTTTGCTAGAAGGCTTACTATACCTGTAACTGGGCCTGATAAAAACTCTAGTATCTTTTGCCCTATATCTAGGAACTCAGCAGATAGCTTTTGATACGGTTTAGCAGTTACCTCAATATTAGCAAATTTGTCTTCACCTTGCTTTAATGCTTGGTTAAGAATAGCCTGTGATTTTTCGAAGGTAGACAAGTCTTTAGCAGACTTACCAACACTTTCAGCATATGCTTCTGTTGCAGTTGTTAACCTTATTATAATACCAAACTCATCAACTAATTCAGGCTCACCCTTTACAACAGCCTGCACTAGTCTATTGATAGCGTCAGGTACACTGCGCCCTAAAACAGTAGCAGCCTTAGTACCTATAGTAGCTAATCTTTCTAGCCCACCTTGGCCTATACCTGCTGAGGAAGCTAAGTTAGCTGTACGCATAGAGTCGGCAAAAGTTAATGCACCTTCTGAAATATCTTTTAAACTTCTGGCTATGCCAGCGTAGTTAATCCCTGTAGTAGCTGCTAGACTTCTAGCAGACTTTTCCATTGAGCTTAAGTCCGCACTAACTTTTAGTATATTAAAGGCAGCAGAAAGCGCAAAGACATGAGCCGCTATAGTAGCATATGCGCGTACTACGCCCCCCATCCCCTGCGCTTGCTTAGAGAAGTTTTTAGTACTGTTAGCCATGCCAACAGTACCTTTATTAGTGCGGTCTATTGCACCACTAGTTTCGTTAGCTTTTTTCTTTACATTATCTAACCCACCTGCTAGCTTTAGTACGCCATCAGCTTTTACTTCAACCCTTAGGGTTTTTATTACTGTGTCTTTACCCGCCATTTTTCACCTTTGCCTTCTTATTGCTTTTACTAGCATAATAAGATATATTATCTTCATCTATAATTATAATATACTCTAAGTATATTAGTTGTAAATCTTTCGGGACTTCATATAAATTAAATAGATAATCTAATAAGGATAAATCCTTGCCCGTATAGACACCAGAGAAGCTATCCATTGTTGATTTTAAAAGCCTGTATACTTGAAGAACCCGCAGAAGGTCAAAGGTTAACTCTGTCTCGTCTACGGGCATTTCTTCTTCTATAGGTGTAGAGCCTGTTATTTCACACGACTCTATGTATCTTTCTTTCGTCAACCCTTCTCTAGAAGCTGCTACAAATCTCTTTAGTAAAGATATGTCTAGTTCTATACGGTCTTGTTGAAAAGTGATACGTCGTTAATAACAGCCATAATCCAAGCATCAAAATTAGCAGAGTTTTGCACTAAAGTTAGAGCAGAATCATCTGTGTACTCTAGCTCAGCCTCAGTGTCTGGGACTCCAGTTAAGTCAGTAGGCATAAGTTCATTTAAGTACTTAAGCTTTAAACCTGTCCAACCTTTAATAGCAGAACCAACATATAGTTTATAGAATAAATCCTCATCAATAGTTTCTTCAGGTTGACGAGTTGACTTATTAAAGCCTATAGTAGTAGCTTTCTTTCTTAATGTTTGTATTAAATCTCGTGACATATACTGTACAGAGATTGTAAACCCTTTTAAATCTGGGTCTGGATAATCAACAGAAACTGTTGATGTTGAGCTTAATAGTGATTTTAAATCCATAAAATAATTCCATTATATATAAAGACCCTACCTCTACATATATTATATAACTAAAATAAGCTAGCTGGGTGAGTAGGGCACCCAGCAATACATGTCAACACATACTTTCGCTCAAAAAACATACTATACTACTAAACTGTAGCGTAGTACCTAACTAATAGCTCATCTGTAGTATCAATATCTTGACCTAAAGCTGAGAATGCGATGTCTAAACCTAATACATCATCTGTTGCAACTGCTGGAATTACTAAGTGCGCATGTTTCATTTCAAACTCTACACGCGGAGTAGCATTACCACCAATTTTTAATAACATTTCAAACTCTTGTGTTACTGTAGTTGTGTCTGATACTAAATCAGATAGTAAACCACCGGAGTTGCTAGTACCTGTATTTAAGTAACAAGTAACATTACCAGAAACACTTCTAGCACCAGTAAATGACCCGATTGGGTTATTAACAACACCTAACTCTTCTGGAGTTAAGAATGTTACACCATTATCAATAGATAATGAGCCACCAGTGATAGCAATGTTATAAGGTTTAAGAGAACCTTGTCCTGTTGTTGCACTACCTATAGTAACGTAGTTAGAGTCCATAGTAGCTAGCAAGGCATTAATAGCCCCGTCTGCAACAAGCATTACAGATGTGGAAGAAGAACTAGCGGAAGTAATAACTAAATCACCGTCACTAATTTCTGCATAAGCACCGTCTAGTTGCTCGTTGATTTCATTTACGATATCTGCTACCGTATCGCCTACTATAGTAGCAGGATCAATAGATACTATTTGTGTAGCTCCACCATCAACAGTAATATCAGCAGTATATACTGTTGCATCTATCAAACCGTGTAAGGCTGTAGCATCTAGAAGTGTAGCGTAATCTACAGTCCAGTAAGCTGATGTAGTAGCTGTAGCTTTAGCTATGCTCATAACAGATAGTTTATTAGTAATAAACTCTGCATTTGCAGCAATAGCTAGGAACTGACCTGCTTGTGGGAAGTTTGCTGTAACTGTTTGTTCTGTTATCTTTAAGCCTTGACCAGCCCAAGCAACAGAACCAATACCTTCGATAGAGAAATCAATTTCTGCTGTGTTAAGGATAACATCCTCAACATGCATAGTTGTGTTTTCTAGTACGAAGAAGAACTGTAACGCTAATAGTTGATGCACGTTTGAATTTTCAAAGTCAGCCTCAAAGTATGTAGCACCCGATTTAGTGTTAGTTCCTACAGGCCCTGCGCCAACTAGAGCTTCCCATAGTACTGATTCAACAGCTTTATGTGTAGTGTCTAAGTAAGGTCTTAGGTATGTACTTACTGATACTTCGGCGGGGTTTAGTGCAGTGTTAAAGATTCTTTTACCACGAGTTGGTGCAATACCAGCCTCTGATAGAGTTACTTCCTGCGTTGCAGCGTCTTGTGAAAAAGAATATCCATCTAATACTGGTATTTCAAAGGTATTAGATGAGGTAAACCCTGTTTTCACAGTTGAAACGTATAGCTTCGTGCTGCGGGATAAATTTAAAGCCATTTTTTGCTCTCCAAAATATTGTTCTAGTATCAGTAGTTATCCGACTATTATCTTTATACTCTGATACTTATTTAACTTGGTACTGAGCTACCAAGTCTACTTCTGCAACCCCGTAAGGAGCTAACAATCCTTCATCTGTGGTAATAGATACTATCCTTAGATCTTCTATCTTATCTGAAGTGTCTGTGTTGAAAACTAAATGATAGTTAGCATCTACTACCTTTTCTATATCTTCTAAAATTACCTCTAATTCATCTAGAGGGTTATCATCTGAGTTTACATATATTTTTACAGAAATAGATAAGTAGCCCCACTTAAAGCTAGCAGGCAGGTACTCTCTTTGTTCCGCTCCTGGAACTACACACAAGTGTGGGTAGTCATTTACTTCATCCCAAAAGAGAAGTTTTCCAGTTACATTATCATATACATTTGCTGTATAAATACCTTGCCCATTTATTTCTTTAAATAGCTCTACTAGTTTTTCTGTTATTTTTGATCTGGCTGACACTATCTAGCCCTCCTAGTGAATATTCTGGACTTACCTATATTATTGGCTGCCATTTCTGTCCTTAAAAGGTCTCTTATAGCATTGCCAGCTATCCTGTTAGGGTCCCGACCTCTAGAGCTCCACCTATTTGGTTCTCCAGCAGGGTCAAATACGTCATAAGGCTCTGCTTGGTAGTTATAGTATGCCGTTATGCTGCTAGCGGATAAGGTAACTGCAGTAACTAGTACTGACTCTGAGAACCTACCTGTCTGATTTCTTAGATACCTTTTATTGGAAGGCGCTCCACTGGCATGCATCCTACCTCTTACAGCTTCAGAAATATTGTCATTAAGCGCGCCTAATATACTATCTAAGCTACTCTGTGACCTTTGGAAGCCTTTAGAATCTACTACGTGGTTTTTGATGCCTACAGTAGTACTAACTGTTTTAGTGTTAGCATTATACTTACTATTAATTGCCTTTACTTTCTTAGATGTAGCTGTAGGCCTTTTCTCGCTCATGTAGTTTAGCATCTTACTTAGTTCTATTTGCAGTCTATTTACTGGGACAGAACTTGGGCCACTTAGTTGATCTTCTGCTGCTTTCTCTAACCTATTGAAAATATTTCTAGTCCGTGTAACATTATCCTTGGGTACAATTAGTGTAATGTTAGTGGTGAACTTGCTTACTTGTTTGGCTAGACTAAGGGTGAACCCTGACTTGATGCCGTATCTAGAGTTTAAAGTTATTAGTTGGTTATTGGACTTGTTAGATACTTTTAAAACTGGAGGATCTGGTAGGTCTTTACTTTCAGAGTTCACAGCCTCGTTTGATCTTCCCGCTGCAGCTCTTAGGGTGTTATTTAATCGCACCTTCATAGAAGTGTAGTCATCTGTTATAATGGCTATCTGGTCCCCTTTAAGGTAGTACAGGTGTTGAGTGCCTCCTAGCCCTGCTAAGTCCTGCTCATTCAGTCGCTGTATAGAAGGTACTCTGGTTCCTTTTGATCCACCTACGTTAGCTAAGGCTGAGCCTTGTAACTTTTCGAATACTTTACTTCCCATCTCAGCACCTAAGTTGTTCCTTAGCTCTGTTTTAGATAGAGAAACTATATGTATAGACCGAGCATGTTCTTTATCAGTACGCCCTATTATTCGTTCTAAGGTGCCTCCTAGCCTATTGGCTATCTTTCGAAGGTCTCCAGTTGTAGTACTCATTTAGTATATAATTCTATATAAGTCCATCACTCGTTTGATATGAGGTGGAAGACTCTTAGTTACAAACTGAGTTATTTCCCCCGCTCGTCCCATAGACTTCTCAGGAGTATAATCTTCATTTTTGTAATAGTCTACTAAGTCTAAGCAGGCTATTTTTAAATCATCTGGGGCTACTTCAAAGCCTCCAGCATACTCTACCTTTAAACTATGGTGTTTAATACGGGTGCCTGGGGTAAACTTTGATCCTGTTGCAGTAGTTAAGTAGCCGTCCTCTATGTCTACAAAGTAATCTGTGTTCTCTACTAGTAGGGTGTTAGTTACGCCCCCGTCGGTAGATACATTAACAGCTACTACGTTTACTACAGGGAATTCGTCTAGGTATACAGTACTGTTGGCTGTGCCATCGAAATACTGGGTTAGATTATTGCCTGTGAAATGGTCTACAAATTTTCGGTTGCAGTAGTGTTTTACTAGAGCGTTAACAGCATCTGTAATGTAACGAATCTGATCGTCTTTGTCTGGGTTACTTATACTTTTGTAAGTTTTATACTCTGCTACAGTTACTAATTCTGCCATCATTTCCCTCCTTTAGTACAAAAAGGGGGCTTTCGCCCCCAATTTCTTCTTACTTAGCTTACGCTACGTAGTTTAGAACTGATGAACCAACACCGCCGATAATAGGGATGAAGCCCATACGTCTAGAAGCTACTAGTACCGATCTTTGATATTCTACGTTTTTATCGCGTTCGATCATAAGGCCTCTTAACTCGCCTCTAATGAAGTTTGATGTATTAACGGCAACTGCTGCTGCATTACCAATAACTACTGCGTCAAACTCACCAGATACAATAACTGGAGAACCGTTAACAGAACCAACTTGGCCAGTTAATAGTGTAGCATTCTGCAAACCAACCAGGTCTACTGTTCTGAAGTCTGGGTCATCTAGTAAGTCATAGTAAGCTTCTTGGCTAACGATGTACTTAACATCTACAGGGTTTAGACCTCGAACACCAAGACCACGACGTACTGTCTGTAAAATAGCAGCTGTAGTCTTAGCACCACCACCGATGCTCAAAGTAGTAATTGCTGCACCAGCTGCTGCTGTTGCAAGTGTTGTAATACCAGAGATAGGAGCTGATGCACCCGCACCTGTGCCACGTAAGAGAGCCATATCAGATGATTTAGCCATTCTACGAACTACTGCATCACGGATGATTGGTAGTAAAGGGACAATTGAGTCTTCAATTTCCTCGTAACCGATGTACTCTTTAGCAGCTAATTTATAGGCTGTTAATGTAGTATCTGTGATGTCGTGCTCTACTGCTGTACCTGTAGATGCAGCTGTGTCATTGTAAGCAGCAGCGCCAATCCACTCGCCGTAGCCAGCTTCAGGGTTAATAGGTAAATGCATTTTAACAGTTGTCATGTTAATACTGCGGAACAAAGGCTCAATAACTAACTGTTCACGGATATCCGCTAATACGTTAGTTGAGAACTGTTGTTCCCAATCTTGTGTTAGTGCAGAGTGATGGTCTGTGGGTGCTTTTTCTAGGATACTGCCCGCGAACCTAGTACTATATGCTGATTTACCTAAGATTTTACCTAGTAGTACTGCGCTATCAACATCAGCTTTTGCAATGTTAATAGCATTTTTTTCTTCGTAGTGCATTTTGCTCTTGTTCATTGCTACGATTTCTTCTTGCTTTTCGTTAAGCTCTCCACGTAAACCCTCAAGGCTTTCACTTAGAGTTTTTTCGTTATCTTCAAAACGTTTTGTTAGATCAGCAATTAGTTTTTCTGTACCTGAAGTACCAACCTCAATTGCTGCTGCTTTTTCTGTAGCTGCTTTTTCTACTGCTGCTTTTTCTGTAGCTGCTTTTTCTGTAGCTGCTTTTTCTTCTGCAGCTTTAGCTGTAGCAGCTGCAATGCCTTTTGCGATTGCTTCTTGAATTTGTTCTGGTGTCATTTGTATCTCCAATGTTTTCGTGGCTTTAGCGTTTTCTGATTCTGGTACATTTGTAGCTTTGTCAGCTTCAGCTTCCGTCTGTTTATTTATATTAGCTTGCTTATTTTCTGAAACAAACTCTTGTTTGAAATCTTTGTAGTCTTCTACAGACTCAAACTGTTTAGATACACTAAAAGTACTATGTTGGTTTGCAGGTACGCTTACCACAGAGACTTCCAGTAGTTCCAAATCTTTAATCACGAAAATATCTGTTTCGTTATCGTAATCAGCATCCTTAACAATAAAGCCTACACTAAAGCTCTTTAAGATGCCTTCTTTAATCATTTGATAAACATTACCTGCAGCCTTACTTATCTCCGCTGTAATGAATAATC